TTAACTTAGAAGATGGCCTAACAATAAATACTGCATATAACAAGAGCTTAGAAGAGCTTATATCTACATATAAGACATTGCAGATTGTTGTTGATAAAACTGGCGATTCACTTGGAACTTTTGAGATTTATGGTGATGAATTACAAGACAGATACGATAAAGCTAATGCGACCATAAATCAATATCTCCAAATGGAGCAATCTGGTTTATTAACCACTAAGTATTATACTCAAGCCCAACTTGATTCTTACCAAGAAGCTTATGATAACGCTATTAATATTCGTAATTAGATTCTTGAAATTTTAAATCCTGAACAATTTAAGAAGCTTAAAATTGAAGAAGCTCTTGACACAAGTGGTTTCAAGGGTATTGAAACAACAATTAACAACTTAAATATTAAGTTAAAAAATGGCGAAACAACATTTGAAGAATATTCCGAAGCTGTTCGTGCGGCATTAACAAAATTAGCACAAAACGACGATTTTAAGAATCTTCTTGGTGATATATTTACAGAAGATGAATTAAATGACACAGAAGCTCTCGTAGAAGAACTTGTTGGGTATCTTGATGTACAAACTAATGCTATTGTTGATGATGTCACTGATGCCCAAAATGAAATTGTCGAATCTTTTGAGGGCTATGCCGACGGAATTAAAGAAGTAGAATCTTCTTATGAAACACTAAAAGATGCAGTAGACAGTTATAATAGTAGTGGTACTATTACAGCTAAACAACTAGAAGAATTGTTGGCACTTGACCAAGATTATTTAAATACTTTAAGTTATGAAAATGGTCAAATTAAGATAAATGGAGAAGCTATTAGTTCTTTAAAAGAAGAACAATTAGCTCTTTATAAACAACAACTTCTTACCGCTGCTTCTGCTGAAATTTTGGCTCGTGCGCAAGAAGTAAACAATCAAATAGAAGAGGATTCTATTACTGATGCTTATGAGCTAAGAGAAGCCAATTTCCAATTAAAAAATGGGCATATTGAAGCCGCAACAGGTGCTTCTGTGCAAGCGGTTGCCGAAGCAGATTTACAGACGCAATTAACTGGTGTTGCTGCTAGTGCTGGACTTACAACTGAGGCAATTCAAGACATTATAGATAAATATACTGCTCTATATGCTTTAGGAGAAAATGTATCTGGTTCTGGTTCTTCTTCTAGTAGTAGTTCAACTAACGCTGCTAAAACTGCTTATGAAAATGAAAAAGCCAGATATGAACTGCTTGAAAAAGAAGTAGAATTAGAGAAAGACAAATTAGAAGCCCAAAAAGATGGAGTGAAAGCAGAAGAAACTCTGCTTAAAAATAAAAAATCCGAATTAGAGCTTCAAAAACAAATCAAAGAACAACAACTTGACACTATACAAGATTCCGAGGAAGATATTACTGATTTAATTGAGTATGTCGAAAAGATGCTTAAACAACAGTACGAAGACCTCAAAACGAATCTTAAAAAGGTAAAAGAGTATGTTACTACTTGGCGTGACGCATTGTCTGATGCAAAAGATAGTTATGACGATATTACGGCTGCTATCGAGAAGCAAATGAAAGCTCAAAAAGAGCAAAATGACAATGAAAAGGCTCTAAAAGAAAAAGCGGATGCTGTTTCTGACGTTCAGGAACAATTGGCTGCTATTCAGTATGATACTTCTTCTGATGCTGCTACTAAGCGCGTCGAGTTACTAAAAGAACTTAATGATGCACAAGAGGCACTGACAGAAGAAGCACAAGACCAAGCATATGATTCTGCTCTCGACCAATTAGACGCTGCTCAACAAAAAATTGATGATATTTTCGACTTTATTGACGAAGCGTTGGAAGACGCAGAAGATGCTATTGACGATTACGTTGACTATATTTCTAATACTTTAGAATCTGAAGGCAATCTGTATAAAGAGGCGTTGGCAGAAGTTCAATCTGCAATTGACGGTAACAATGACGAATTATTGCAAAAGCTTTATAAGTGGAACAGCGCGAAATGAATGCGCTGTATAAATCGGGTTATATGCTGGAACACCCTAAAGACTTTAATACTAAAAAGTAAAAATTTAAAGTATGTTACAATGGGCAATCAGCAGGGAAGATAAGTTCACCCTCAACGACTATGGGAATATCCCACTAATATATAAGTAATTATATATTAGAACCCCGATAAGGCATAAGCCGAATGATATAGTCTGAACTTCCATAGAAATATGGAGAATTGGGCAGAAATGACCCAATATTTTTGTGTTAGTATTTTAAAAACAAAACCAATTTTATTTTTTAGTATGACACAAAAATTAACAAAATTGATATGGAGACAACATTGCTGAAACCATTACAAAAGCTTGGAATGATGCTCTTGACGCTGTTGAAAAATACAAAGATGCAACTGGTGAAACTAATCTGCAAAATATCCGTGAAGGATTACAAATGCAGGATACCACTCTTAGTGCAGAAATTGCAGCATTTGACACACAAATTGATGCCTTGCAAAATCAGATTGATGCAAAAGAAATAGAGATTGATGCTCTTGAAGTCTTAATTGATGAAAAAGAAGCAGAAATTGACCAGATTAAAATGGCTCTTTCTCAGCTTGAAATTAACTACGATGCACAAACTGTCGCAAGTAATAATGCTACAAAAGCTACATGGGACGAAGTATATGCTCTTATTGGGCAAACTGCTGCTACTACTGATAATACTACTGCAACAGAAAATAATACCGACGCAACTAGCACCAATACAGATAAGACAGGCGACAATACTACTGCTGTTGAAGATAATACAACTAAGGTTGAAAACGCAACAGACAAGGTAGAAGATTTGTCTTATAGCACGGATGTTGCTTCTGACAAAGTTGACGCAGCAGCACAGTCTGCTGATGACGCTTCTGACGCACTGTCTGGTGCTGATAGCCTAGCCGACGCAGCTTCTACGACCAAGGACGCAATTAGCGACCTAGGAGAAGCCTCTGTTGTTGCGGCAGATAAACTTGCTGGTGGAGATGGAACTGGTAGTTCTAGCGATTCTAGCGGCACTACAACGAGTTCTGAAACCAGTGGAATTTTAGACCTTATTAGTTCTGGAGTTTCTTACTTTACTGGTGGAACAGATGCCGGAACTGTTATTGGTAATCTACTAGCGAGATATATTCCAAAACTGGTTAATACTGGTGTAAAGTACGCAATTAAGAAAGTATCTTCTAACCATGATGGTACAAATTGCGTTGAAAAGAGTGATTCTCCGCTTGATGACTTGTTAGGACTTGGCTCTGACGAAACTGCTCGTGTGCTAAAAGTTGGAGAAACTGTTGTTCCTAACTACGCAAGTGATGTTAAGATTCAGCAAACCGATGAACCGTTTACCACTTCTATTGATTCTCCGAATGCTTCTAATGTTTCTACTAATAATGGTGGAGACTTCAATCTTGACATGGGAGATTTAGATATTTCTGGAATTGATAGTGACGAGTTAATGAGCCAGTTAAAGAGCTTAAAGAAAGACTTCGCTGATGAGGTTTATTCTACTATTAATAAGCATATTAAAATTGGTGGATATAGAAACGTAAAGAATAGTTACATTTAATTAGGACACTAGCCCGCTTTGAAAGATAAGCGGGCTTTTATTTTATAAAGGTGGTTGGAGAGTATGCCTGTAATGGGGTGTCCATTTATTTTTAATGAAATACCTTCCGAGGCATATAACGCCTCTTTAGTATTTTTGGAAGAACAATATACGAAACGTCCTTCTGGTGGACAAAAACAATTTACTACGGATAATGTCAGAGGAAATTCAAGAGCAATTCTATTAGATGTTTCTCAAACAGAACCTTTGAGTTTCGGAATTGAAATTGTGTTTGATGACCCAGTAGATATTCAAACTTTAACACAAGTTAAAAATTGGTTATGTTCTCCTTTAAAATATTGTAAACTTAGAATTTGTGCAGAGGGTTTTGAAAATTATTATTATAATTGTTATATAAACCTAGATAATGATTTAATTTATAATGGTGGCTATCGTGGAGTTACTGGTACAGTAACTTGTGATGCACCTTGGGCTTGGGAAAACGAACAAACTATTGATTTAGAAATTGGGACATCGACTGTCCCTGCTGAAAATAGATTTTTAAATTACTCTCAGGACGCAAATCCGATGAAACCGATTATTTCATTCACTGTGACAGAATCAAATTCAGATTCATTTTTGGCGATTGAAGATGTATTTGAAGATTCTAATGGGAATATTATATACGACAAGACTACAATATTTGTTTCTTCTAATGCAAAAACATATAAGCAAAAGAATGGAGAAATTGTAGAATATAGTATAACAAATAATTGTTACAATCTTGTAAGTGGTGAACAAATAACATTTAATAACCAAACGGCGTTACTGACTTCTTCTGTGAATCAACTTTTTAGAATTAATAATTTTAATAAAGTTTTTCTTAGAATCCCACAAGGAGTAAACAAACTTTATGTGTCTGGATTAAATATATCTAATTTAAAAATGACTTATACTAATGCTAAGAGATTAGGTGGTGGTTGGTATTAAACAGAACTTTGATTTCAATGGTTTATATGAAAATCCTTTATTGGAGCTTTGCAATCCAGATAAGAGACAAATTGGTATCTTAGCTAATGTGAAAAACTTAAAATTAAGTTTAAGATATAATAATATATCCGAAATGTCGTTTACTATTTATGCTAAAATAAACGATGTAGATTATCCGTATTATGATTTAGTAAGAAAGATGCGACTAATTCATGTTGAAAATATGGGATATTTTGTTATTTCAGAAATAAATGAACATTTTGAATATGACGTCCCTTATAAGGAAGTTTCTTGTTATTCGGCAGAATACTTGTTAAATTATAAACCGATAAATATTTGTACTACAACACTAACATCTAGTTCTAACGCTGTATATAATAAAAGTTTTAAATTCTATGATAAAACCTATCCTGATGATACATTAATGTATCAATTGTTTAATGGATTTTTTGATTGGAAATTTGACGCAACAGATTTGGATGAAGACTTAATGGGGCAATACCGTTCTTTTAGTGATACTGGTGATGGCCTATATGGATTTTTACAAAATTATGTTGCTTCCGCATATGAATGTGTATTTATTTATGATATTGAAACATTTACTGTAAAAGCATATAAAACTTCTGAAATTGTGAATTAGACAGATATTCTTTTTACTTTTGATAATTTAATTAAAAGTGTTGACATGAAAGAATTGTCTGATGATATTTGTACAGTATTATCTGTTTCTGGTTCTGACCAATTGCCATTGTCTTTGATTAATCCTACTGGAACAAGTAATATTTACAATTTTAATTATTACTTACAAGACAAATACGATTCTTGGATTGGTAAAGATGTATATGCGATAGATGATAAAGGCAATACAAGACTTGATTCTAATGGAAATAAGATACTTTTAAAAGATTATGTATGTGATTGGCAGGAAAAAATAAAGACATTAATTTACAGCTCTAATGAAGAAGGCTCTTATGCGCAATTACTTTCGGACAGAGCATATTTTAATTCTCAATATAACTTATTGTATGCAAAGTATGTTGAAGCTACTACAATTTCTAATTATCTAACAGAAGCAATTTCAACATTTAAAGAAGAAGAAAAAACTGCTAAAAAAACTGGATGGGGTATGCTTCTTTTAGGTGTTGCTTTAATTGCTGGTGCTGTTGGAATTTTTGTTGCAACTGGTGGTAGTGGCGCTGAGGCTTCTGCTGCAATGGTTGAAAAAGGTACAGAAGTTTTGATTAGCTGGGGAGCTGCCGAAGGAACTGCTGCTACAATTGCATCATATATTCCTCTTGCCATAAGTACAACTGTTAACGGACTTACTACTTCTGGTTTTATTAGTATAGGAAGCGCGCTTACTACTTATTTTCCGCAAGTACAATCTATTAAGATTACTAAAGATGAATGCCAAACTCTTCTTAATATAGCAAATGATAACGCTGCATTATTGTTTGGTAATGACAATAATGGATATGTTAAAAATCTTGATTCTACGACCGCCGCAAATGCTGTTGGCGGTTTATCAACTATCTCTATTGTAAATGAAAACAGTTTATATATTTGCGGAGATTCTTCTGGCATAGTGAACCTATCCCAAAGAAAACCAGATTTAAATTCTGAAACAAGTATCGCAAAATATTATTCCATGAGCGTACTAGCTCAAAAAATAGCTCAGATAGACGCAAAAATTGAGGAATATGTTACAACTTATGGTTACAATTATTATTTTTCTGAATCTGAAAGAAGAATTCTTGAACCATTTTTAATTCAAAGCGAATATACGGACGAGGCATTTACTGCTACGAGTGATGTTACAATTGATGATGATACTGATTTAACTCAATACATTACAACAACTCAAGGAGTAATGACTATCCAAGAATTTTTGTATAGAGAACAAGGATATTATTTTGATTTTTATACTGAATCAAGTACATCAACTTGGAATGCTAATCCTGTTAAATTTATTCAAGAGAATTTTAGAAATTCTGTTGGAGCAGATAGTAATAGTGAAGGAACTTATATTTTAACTTATAATGGTAAAAGTTGGGATATGACTGGTTCTTTGAAAAGTTCTGGTATGAAAATTGGTAATTCAGTTGGTATACTAGATAATTCTTCTGCCGCCAATTATAGTTTTGTTTCTGGCGATTATATTGCTATAAGACTATATAATCCAGATATAGAGATGGTTAATACGACTACTATCGCAATGCAGCTTGCACAACAAGCATATAGCGTTATAGATACGGTTAGTCAGCCAGCATTTTCTTTTAGTATGAATACATCTAATTTTGTATTTCAAAAAGAATTTACTCCTTGGCTAGACCAAATTGGATTTGGTAGTAAAAAAGCCAGAAATGAATATCTTGGTTTTGGTACTGTTGTTAATGTCGAATTGGAAAACGGAGAAGTATTACAACCCTTCTTACAGGAAATTGATATTGATTACGAAGATTCGACTTCTATTGAAATGACATTTGGTAATAAATTTAATTTAGGCACTTCCGAATGGACACTTGGAGATTTGATAAGTGAAAATACTTCTACTATAAACAGAGTAACTCGTGCGCTTATTGGCACTTCTTCTTCTGGAATGTCAACTTCTGTTTCTTCTATTTCAAGCGATACAACAAGTACGCTTCAAGCATTAAATGGTGCTACCACACAAATTGTTGCCACACAAGCCGAAATTAATTCGCAGATTGAAAATAATGCGGAAACATTCGCTAAAGGTATGGCAAATGGTATGGCATTGTATAGCACAACAAAAGAAGAAGGAACATATTTTCATGATAATGAGAATCTTGAAGATAGTAACACCGTATATTTATTTAATGATTTCGGACTTTCTTTTACAAAAAATTATAATCATGGAAATACAGAATGGGACACTGGCATTTCGGCAGACGGAAGTATGATATTACATTCTCTTACTGTAAATCAGATTACTGCCGACCAAATAAGTGCTGGGGCTATTGAAGCTGATAAAATAGCAGCCAATGCAATTACTGCCGGAAAAATTTCTACAAATGCTATATATGCGGACAATCTGAGAAAAGATGCAGTGTTTAAATTATATTGGTCTAATTCCAGTGTACGTGATTGGAGCACAACTAAAATAACAAATTCAGGTATAGACCTCAATAATTTTGATGGGTGCATTGTATTTTGTTCAGATTATTACGATGGAAAATATATCGGTTCTAGTTCTGCAATTGGAGTTAAAGACAAAACAACTGCTGCATTCGGAAAAGATTCAAATGGGTGGTATGGTGGTGGCACTATTACACAAAGAGGATTCACAATGCGTTCTGATGGAATTTATATGGATAATGGATATTATTTTTCTCATTATGTTCATACTGTTCATTCTTTGAATTGGCACGTAACACAGGCGTTTGGTATATTTGATGTAATAGGTGATATATTAGACACCGCTGCGCATCCTACATGGCAGAAGTCATCTACTGCTTGTGTTCCACAAGCAGTTTACGTATTTAGGATGGGGGTTTAATAGATGTCTGATTTTAAAAATTGGATAAAATTAGGTGAAAATGACAGAGTGTGTAGTATTTTAACTACATATAAAGATATGACGAATTCTGGTTTTATTCAAGTAGAAGACTATCCAGAAGGAAATTATTATTATTATTTATATAAAAATGGAACGTATATATATAGTCCTAAATAATTTTTAAGATTGGAGTGTGCTTAATAATGAATTTAGATAGTGTTCCAATTAAATATGTGTTAGATTCAAATAACACACTTCATTAGATTGATTACGAAACATTAGCAAATTTACCTAATGGGTTAAAAAATCCATATGAATTAATAATTTTTGGTACTTCTTATGATGGTTCTAAAGAAATATCAATTGAAAAACAAATTGCTTCTAATGACTTAGTGGGATTTGTAAAGCCAGTGAATGTTTCTTCTGAAATGACAACTCCCGTTGGCATAAATGAACAAGGAAGGCTATTTACGACAAGTCAAAAAGTTGATTCATTTTTGTCTAAAGATAGCACAAACTCGGTTTAGAATTCTGTGATTACTTAGAATATTTTTAAACTAGAAGATGAATTAGATAATAAAATAAGTGAAGAGAGCTTTAATAAAGTTGTTTCTGAAACGAACAACAAAATATAGAATTTACAAAATGATTATTTAAATAAGATTAGTTCCGTATCTTAGAATTTAGAAAATTATAAATCAGAGACAAATGAAACAATTGATTTAATACAATAGGATTCCAAAACAAAACCAATATCATTAGTTTTTGAAGATTATAATTCATTGTCTAATTGGTTGTCTATTCAGGACAATTTGTCGAAAATTGAATCTGGCGCTACTTTTTATTTGATACAGGGGGATACAGATTACTTTTGGGACGGAAATACAATAAGAACCATTAAAGGCTCTGGCAATAGTAATTCAAATGGTTTATAGGACTATTTATCTCAAGTTAATCCAACAGGAATTGGTAGTTTTCAAATGAACTCTTCTGGCGCTATTGGAAAATATTCTGTTTCTCTTGGATATAATTCGGTAGCTTCTGGAACTTGTTCAACTGCAATCGGTTTAGGAGTAATATCTTCTTAGAATAACCAATTTGTATGTGGAAAGTATAATATTGAAGATACTGATAACAAATATTTATTTATAGTTGGTAATGGAGCTTCTGATAATAATAAGAGCAATGCCTTTTCTGTTACTTCTGATGGAAATATAAGTTCGTACTAGGATGTTATAGCATTTTATTCTGATAAATATTATGCGAATGATACATATTGTAATTTTACATATAATATTTCTTCATTTAATGGAACGTTAAATATGTCGTGGGATGGATTTGCTCTTGCGGTTTCCGGTGTTTCTGGTGATTATAAATTTGAATATACTGGTGAGCATTGGTATTGTTCTTAGGTTGACTTATCATATATTGCAGATGAAACAACACAAGAAATAGGATGGTTTCCAATAAGTATAATTGGCATTTCTTTTGTTGATGAAAATGAAGAAGAGATAAACGAAGATACCATATCTTTTTCAAAAGGAGACTATATATTTGTTCATTTTCTTGCTCTCGAAGCTATAAGCTTGCGAGAATTGTATAATTATACTCATTTTGGATTAAGTTCTTCTACTGAAAATATTACAAAACTAGAAGAAAATGTCTCTACTTTACAAGAAAATTCAGAAAAATATATTTCAGAAATATCTTAGGCTATAAACGATTCTGAAAAAATTAAATATAGTATTAAAAATATAAATGATATAGAATTATCAAATATCACATTAAATTCTGTTACCAGTGAAAAAGCTGGTCTAATGTCCTCTACTGATAAAAACAATTTAGAACAATTAATAAAAGATATTGAATCCATAAAAAAAGAAATTGAATCAATCAAAGAAAGATTAGATAAGCTTGAAAATCCAGATTCAGATAAAGATACTGATTCCGGTGAAGAATCTACTGATAAATCAAATACTAATAAATAAATAACAAAGGGGCGTTCAATATGAATGAGAATTTAGATTCTATTATAGAAAAATTAAGCAATCAAATTGAAGAAATTAAAATAGATTTTCAAAATAAAATTGAAGACATATATGATGCTTTAAATATAGTAGAAGAAGATTTAGAAAAAAGACCAGCTACATTTGTATTTGAAAATTATAAAGCTATGTGCGAATGGTTTTCTATTGAAGAAAATGTAAGAAGTCTTGATATTGGCGCTACCGTATATTTGATTCATGGACATACAAATTACTTTTGGGACGGAGAGATTTTAAAGAGTATTAAAGACCCTGATTCATACCCATATTATCCTCCGAATTATGTATATAAAACAAAATATGATATTGAAACCATTGAAAATACTGATGAAAATTGATTGTGGTGATTTTTATTGCAGAAAGAAGCAACTTTAATTGCCGCACAACAAATCCCTAAAATGCACATTATATAGGGTGATAGCCTTATGTTTGCTATACAATTCATTGATGCAAACTAGACTATAATAATTCCCAGTGCGTCAGATGAAGTTCAATGGTTTTTATATCCATTTAGAGTTGATTCTGACCCAATATTAATGTATTCTAATAAGAATAATTCTGGATATAAAAACAATATATTTGTTGCTGATAATGGAGTAATATATATTAGTATAGATTCTGAAGATACAAAGCTATTAGATTCAGAAAAGTATATTCAAATCCCAGTTTTGAAATATAATAAAACTACATATACAAAAGCATATGGCGAAATAAATGTTATAAAAGGAGTTGGTAATTAATGATTAATAAAGACTTTGCGAATACAATAAATTATATCATATTTGGTTAGCAATCAGCCAGCTCTATTTATAACTATTATTATATTGGAATATGTTCTGAAAAAATAGAAAATGGAATTATTAATTCTGAAATATTTCCACAAGACGGGAAAAGAATAAGAATACCAAATAGTGCGGATTATTTTCATGTTGAATATGATAATTCTTTAGGATGTAGCGTCGTAAAAAATGTTAATGCTATTACTTTTAATTTGAATAAATCTACTGATACCAAAATAAACTCAATATTTGTTGCAACTTCACAAGACACCAAAGATGCTATTTTGTGGAAAAATCTATCACAAACTAAAACTGTATCAAGTGGAAATAAATTTGTTATATTAGCAAATGCACTTGAATTTATTTTAGGAGGCCAAGCTTCTTCTGGCACTTCTGGTGGAGAATTAATTGTTGATGATAATGGATATTTAAGAAGCAGTTCATTTTCGGTAACAGACAGTGGAGAACTTGTATTGTGACGGTGTAAATATGGATAGCAATACAAATGAATATATTATTGGATTACCAGATATTAACATTTCAAATTCAATTATTGGATATACTAATAAGAATTATAATATGACTCCGTATAGAATTTTTATACCAGAACTTAATAGACGTGCAACAGGTGCGGCTGATTTAAATTATTATTTTGATTTTCAGATAATTGAATCTTTATTATAGGAGAAATAACGCAATAATCATTGTATGAAAGGGCGTGATGTGAATGATTAGTTCTTCTCTTGCTAAACAAGTAAATCAATTGTTATTTGGTGGTAACTCACTAAGCGTTCCGGGGTATTGGTATCTTGGTCTAAGCACCTTTGAAATAGACTCTGACGGAAGAGTAATAGAACCAGACCATGTTTCTACTGGTTATTCGCGTGTAAGAATTGCAAATACTACTGATAATTTTGAAACAGGTGTTTATTCTAATCCGACTACGAATAAGATTGTTTATTCTTAGAATAAAAATAAAATAGCGATTTCCAGTATTACAAAAGGTAGTGCGGTTACAGTTAAAGCTGTATTTATATGTTCTACTCAAACTGGGACTAATGCAGACTTTTGGATTAATTTAACAAATCCTGTTACAATTCAAGTTGGTAGTACAATGTATATAAATGCTGGCTCATTAAGATTTACTTTAGGTTCTTTGTAATGAGGTGGATATATGAGAGATTTTGAATATACACCTAAATTTACAGAGACTAATATAGGAATTCTCGGTAGAGTTTATCGTGACGGATATTTGTATTAGAATACAAAAGATGAACCATTTACAATAAATATCTCTACTTTATATTTAAATTCTTATGTAACTGGCGAACTTGGTATTTGTTTTGGTATGGAAGTTAGTTTTTCATAAGGAGGTGTAATTTATGGGCAACTTCGTTTCAAAATATGTTACGCAGATTCCAGATATTGAATTCATCTCTGGTGATACAATTACCATACCGTTTAAGTTCACAGATGCTAATGGTACTGTGATTCAAAGTTATACACTTGTATGGAAATTATGTCCATATAATGATACAAAAAATACGGTAATAACAAAAACATTAACTGTTACAGGTGGTTCTGCTAATGTTGTTTTATCTTCTGAAGATACTAAAAAATTAAAAGGAAAATATGTGCAGCAGCCTGTATTAAGATATACAAGTGGTGGGACTACGACAGACTATATTCGTGCTTACGGATATATTAATGTTATTGATAGTATAAATTAATTTGAAAATTATTGAGACCCAAAGGTGGGATTTTTATGTTTAATAATGACGAATATTCTGACATATTAAAAATTATTGAAATGCTAAACAATAATACTAATGAACAATTAGATAATAAGATTAGTAAATTTGATTTTGAGTACGCTGTTTCTATTTTAGAATTAAATAATTTAAAGCTAGAAAAGAGAATAAAAGCACTAGAATCATTGTTAGACGTAAAAAGTAAATAATTTAAGAAAGATAAAAACTAAGATAGATTGAAAATAATTTAAATAGTTAAACAATTAATAAATCTATTTTGGCAAAAGCATTCTATTTTTATATAAAAACAATTGCGCTCTTATTTTTAGAATTACTAAATAATAAGAGATAATGGACTCTATGAAAGCGAAACCCTATGCCCCAGCAAAAATATCAACAGCGAACCTATACCACTAAATTAGCGACATATCCCAAGTTTTAAATGGGTATTGTTTTGTCTAGGTATAACAGCTATTATTTTAAATTTTGATACAATGGAGAGCAAATATCCTTTCAAATAAACCATATGCCAAAAATTAAGTTAATAACCGAATATTAATTTACTAACAAAACAAATTATAAAGGAATAAGATTTTATGAATACAATTAACCTATTTAAAATGATTAAAGATATAAATAATTTAGTGGGAGGTTGCTAAATGAAAACTACCAATCCAATGAATTATAATAATATCGGATTAGGATGGAATAATGGTGGGGGGGGGGTAAAACCCTTTCGGATTGTTCCGTTGGCAGCACAGTTAAGTTAAAAATAAATGGCGTTAATACAGCATTTATTGTCATTCAACAAGGAAATCCAGATTCGGATGTATACGATGATACTTGTAATGGAACTTGGCTTTTAATGAATAACTGCATGGAAATTCGTGCTCTTGCTTCTGATGGGGAAGATACTGGATATTATCCTAGTGAAATTGATACCTATTTGAAAGAATATTATAAAAAATATTTCCCTTCTGATATTCAAAATTTCATATTGCCAGCTAGAGTTCCTTATACCACATACCAAGATGATAAAACTTCTGTTGTTTCTAAATCGGCAATGTCTTCCGATTATTATACTGGTTTATTTTTACTTAGCGGAGAAGAAGTTGGGTTTGAGTCTACTGACGATGATTATACTGCCGAAGGAGAACAACTTCCAGACGAAGGTAGTTGTCTAAGATATTTCGCAAGTGGCAATAGAAGTAATCGTAAGGCAACTTATGGCGGAGAAAATACATAGTGGTGGCTTCGTTCCAAGACTGTATCTAAAACATATCTTTTTATTGATGCTGATGGACTAAGAAATGACGAATACTCCGAAAAAGAAAAAGGTATCAGGCCAGCGATTATTTTAAATTCGGCATTAAATGTTGATAGTAATGGAAATATAAAAGTACCAGATATTAAAGAGTGGCAAAAAAATATTTTGTTGTCTGCGCATCCAATTGGAAGTTATTATTGGAGTAATAACAGTACAAATCCTATGACTCTTTTTGGTGGAATATGGGAACAAATAATTGACAAATTTGTTTATGCGGCGGGGAATAAAGCTGTTGGTGAAACAGGCGGCGAAGAGGAACACACACTTACTGTGAGCGAGATGCCGAGTCATTATCATAGTAGGGTTTACAATACGAATGGAACTCAATATATACTTACTGGAAATAGTACCGGTAGTGCAAGTAATGGAGCGATGGTGAAAAATAACACCGATAATACTTCCTCTTCATATAGAGGATATGTACAGACCAATAGTTCTGGCGGCAGCCAGCCCCATAATAATATGCCTCCATATATTGTTGCTTACTGTTGGTGTAGAGTTGCTTAAAAGACTTTATAATGTGAATTTTTAAAGACAGATAGATAATAAATATTGAAAAATAAATAGGGATAAACATCCCTTATTAAATATAATTTTTATAAAATAAACTATAAAGGGGTGTTTTAAAAAATTGGCTGGAAAATATATCTTTGAAATTCAAGAAAGAACAATTGTTCCTGCTATAACAGATTAGGTTGCTGTTTATGACGATAACCTATCTCGTTATATTACATTTAAAATACCAGAAGTTATAGACGGAATTGATATAATTGATAAATTAATTATCATCCGTTATGTTAATGCTCTCGGTCAATTTGGTCAATTCTATTCGCAAGGTAGAGAGACTATTACTGAGGACGATGAAACATACGTATTATTCGATTGGGTTATTGAATCAAAAGTTACTGCCGCAAGTGGTTATGTAACATATGACGTATCTGTTTATGATTCTAACTTTGATGGAATTAATACGGCAAGTGATATGTATATCTTGCATACACTTCCGACAAACTTAAAAGTTGAAAAAGGACTTCTGGAAGTTAGTCTTGAAGATGAAGACTACAATATGCTTTCTGAGCTTATTGACCAATTTAATGAGATAATTACACAACATTATCTTGAAGTCAAAAAATCAGAAGAAAACTCTAAGGCTTCCGAAGAGGCCGCTGCTTTAAGTGAATCTAATGCAAAAGCAAGTGAAAATGCTGCTGCTGAAAGCGAATCTAATGCGGCGAGTAGCGAGAGTGCTGCCTCAAAGAGTGCAACTGATTCTGCCAATAGTGCAACAGCAAGTGCTAATAGCGCTACTGATTCTAAGAATAGTGCTAGTGCTGCCTTGAGTAGTCAAAATGCAGCTAAGACCTCTGAAACAAACGCAAAGAATAGCGAAACTAATGCTAAAACTTCGGAAACCAATTCAAAGACTTCTGAAACAAACGCAAAAAACTCAGAAACTAACGCTAAGTCTAGTGAAACTAAGGCGGCAACTTCTGAAAGTAATGCGAAAACTTCTGAAAGTAATGCGAAAACTTCTGAAAGTAATGCGAAAACTTCTGAAAGTAATGCTGCCGATTCCGCAAGTAATGCTGCTGATTCTGCAAGCGCTGCTGCTACAAGCGCAGGGAACGCAAAGACCTCTGAAACTAATGCTAAAAATTCAGAAACAAACGCCAAGACCAGTGAAACAAATGCAGGAAGTAGCGCTTCCGCTGCTTCTACAAGTGCAGGAAATGCTTCTAGTAGTGCCAATGCGGCTTCTAAGAGTGCTTCCGCTGCTTCTACTAGCGAATCTAATGCGTCAACTTATGCTTCTAACGCTTCTACTTCCGCATCAAATGCTTCGACGTTTGCAAATACTGCTTCGGCAAAGGCTACCGATGCCTCCAATTCTGCTTCTGCTGCCTCTACAAGTGCTGGCGAAGCAGCTTCTAGTGCGTCCGCTGCAAAAACCAGCGAAGATAATGCCAAAACAAGCGAAGATAATGCAAAGAAGTCAGAAGAAAATGCAGCTACATCAGAATCAAATGCTTCTGATAGTGAAACCAATGCCGCGACAAGTGCTACAACTGCGTCGAATAAAGCAAGTGACGCTGCTGCTTCTGCAACTAATGCTAAAAATTCTGAAACCAATGCTGCCACAAGTAAGAATGACGCGGCAACATATGCGTCAAATGCTTCTACAAGCGCAAGTGAAGCACAACAAAGTAATACAAACGCAGAAACAAGTGCAAATAGAGCTGCCGATAAAGCAAGTGAAGCCGCCAATAGTGCAACTGCTGCCGCAAAATCTGCTGCTGATGCTTTAGAATACTTGAATCAAGTTAAAACTGTGAGTAGCGGAGCGCAAGGTTATTATGAAACACCGGAAAAACTAAAAGAAAGCGTTCCAGATGGCACTACTGGCTATTGGGCTATTGTAGGCTCTACCGATACAATTTGGGTTTGGGACGATGAAACCTCCGACTGGAAAGATAGTCATGATATGACTAAATTTACAGAATATTATACTATCACTCAAATTGACAGTAAATTAAAACAGGTACAGACAGATATTGATACAGCTAAGACAGAAACAAAATCGGTTTCTTATACAATTACTGTTCCTGCTAGTGGATGGACTGGAAGCTCCGCCCCGTATAGCAACACAGTCATTGTTGATGGTATTACCGCCGACACAGTTCTAAGTGATATTAGTCTTGCAAGTTCTAGTATCGGCGTGGCCTCTGCTGAAGCTGCCGCTCAAACTTGGTCGTATCTTGATACAAGTGCCGGAAGGGTCACTTTTTATAGTAGCACTATCCCCACTGCTGACTTTACAATAGTAGCAAGGGAGGTTAAGTAATAATGCACGTCACTAATATATATTTAAATAAATACAGAGCCATTGTAGAAAATAGTTCAAGAAGTTTAGACCTTGGCACTAACGATAGTAAGGGTAATGAAAAATTAAATATAATTCGCGGAGATGGCTGGGAAGACTTAACAATAAAAATTACCTTTTGGCCTTCTCGTGTTGAAATGTATGTTCCAGATGATGGATTAGTAGATGTTCCACCAGAAGCTACTAATTTTGAATGTCCTCCATTTAGAGGTAAGGTTATTTTTAATGGAGTGTCAAATGGTCGTGTTATAAATACGACCGATTTGACCTATTCTGTTTCCCCTCATGTTCCCTCAAGGGGAGTAGATACTAGCTATCGTACTCCAAGTGTATGGGAACAGTGGGTTGATGACGCAAAATCTACAGTTGAATCTGCTGAATCTGCTGTGGAAGATGTTAATAATTCTATCGAAAATGTCAACATTTCAATTAAGGAAGTTGACAGACTAAAAGAGGAATACGAAGAATTAATAGCTAACACGCCTATTAATCCAGACTGGACACTAGACCACACAAAATTAACGCATCGTGATGCTGAAAACCAACATCCGATTAGTGCCATTGAAGGTCTTGAAAAGCAATTGGACACTTATGTTACTTCAAGTAACACAATGTCTAATAGCGATATTGATAATCTTTTAGGATGGTGATTAAATGGCCGATAAATATGTTGATAAAGCTGGTCTTACTTATTTTTGGGGTAAAATAAAGACTTTACTTGCGGCAAAGGCAGATACTTCTTCTTTAAAAACAGTTGCAACAAGTGGTAGTTATAATGATTTAACAAATCGTCCAACTATTCCGTCTGTTGACGCTTCTTTAAGTAGTTCTAGCACTAATGCCATCCAAAATAAAGCAGTTTATTCTGCATTATCTGGTAAACTTAGTACATCTGGTACTGCTGCAAGCGCAAGTAAGCTTGTTAATTCTATTACAATAAATGGCACTGCTTTCGATGGAAGCCAAGCTATTTCAATAACAACTGAAAACACTGTTTACAGTGCAATTTCAAACGATACGATTGATGGATGTTTTTAAAATTTAAAAGGGTGATTATATGTCAAAATTTGTTGACCAAGAGGGTTTGCTTTACTTTTGGACAAAGCTAAAGACAATTCTGAGCGGCAAGGTTGATACTGTTGAAGGTAAGCAACTTTCGACTAACGATTATACCAACGACGAAAAGGATAAGCTATCTGGCATTGCTGCAAAGGCTGAAGTGAACCAGAATGCTTATTCGTATATTAGCGTTGGTTCTTCTAAGCTTTCTGCTGCTGGCAAGACCGATACGGTCACTATTGCTGCTGGTACAAATGTCACGCTAACTCCTGATACCACTAATGGTAAGATTACCATTGCTGCTACTGATACTACGTATAGCAATGCTACCACCACTACTGCTGGTCTAATGAGTTCTACTGATAAGGCAAAGCTAGATACTGTTGCTGAAAATGCTAACAACTATACTCTGCCTACTGCCTCTAAGACCCTCGGTGGTGTTAAGACTACTAGCGACGTGAATAGTGCCTCTGGTTATACTGCTTCTCCGATTATTGACGGAGTTGTATACTACAAGGACACGGATACTACCTATAATGATATGACTGGTGCAACTTCCTCTAAGGATGGTACTAATGGTCTAGTTCCAAAGCCTGTCGCTGGTAATCAGGACAAGTATCTGCGTGGAGACGGCACTTGGCAAACTCCTACCGATACCACTTATAGCGCTGTTACTACCAGCAAGGACGGTTTAATGATTGCTGCGGATAAGAGCAAGCTGGACGGTATTGCTGATAATGCTAACAACTATTCGCTCCCGACCGCTACTAGCTCTGTTATCGGTGGTGTTACCACTACTAGCACTGTAACTAGCACGACTGGTTATACTGCCTCTCCGATTATTGACGGAGTTGTGTACTACAAGGACACCAACACTACTTACAATGCTGTTACCACCACCGCCAACGGTCTGATGACTTCTACCGATAAGGCGAAACTCGACGCTTTTGGTGCTGCCAGCACTTATGCTCTAAAGAGCGACATTACGAATATGTACAAATATAAGGGTAGTGTTGCTACGACTTCTGACCTTCCCTCTGGTGCTACTACTGGCGACGTGTATAACGTCGAAGCCAGCGGTATGAACTATGCTTGGGACGGTTCTGCTTGGGATGCTTTAGGCGAAATTTTCACTATTGACAAAGTTACTAACAGTGAAATCGATACGATTATGGCCTCCTAAAATTTTTAAGGAGGTTTTAACCTATGGCATTTTTAGACGAAACAGGTTTGCAATATTTAGTTGATAAGATTAAAACTTTGGTTTCCGATAGTATTGCCACTGCGACCACTAAAACTTATACAATTACAGTTCCATCTTCTGGATGGACTGGGAGTTCAGCACCGTACACAAATACGGTCACTGTATCTGGAATTACTGCCAGTACAGTTTTGAGTGATATTACATTAGCTAATGCTAGTGTTGGGGTGAGTGCTGCGGAAACCGCCGCTCAGACTTGGACTTATCTCGACACCAAGGCTGACAGCGTGGTTTTTTATAGTGATACGAAACCTACGGCTAATTTTACAATAATAGCCAGAGAAGTTAAATAATTCTTCTCTTTTTAGAAAAAAATTAAAATATATGTGTACATATTGTACGAATTTTAAGTGCTTTTTGTGCTTTTCTTTGTGCAATATGTACATCTTTTTTAACGATTTTTATAGATAAAAGTCAAATTTTATAAAACTACGAATAAAAGGAGAACAAAATGAGTAAAACAAATAATAGTATTAATATTAGCGGAGCATATTCTACTGTTTTGCAGCTAATTGCTGCTTCCCCTACATACTATAAACGTCCCTCTTTAATGACCCTAAATAAAACAACTGTAACCATCCCAGCTAATACACAAATTAATATTGGCGGCAATGGATATATTAGTTTGAGTAATACTTCTTTAGCTTTATCTGCTGTTGCTACTGCTGCTAATCGTGCTGGTAAAAATATTTATGTCTACGCGTGTCAACCAAGTAGCGGCATTTCTCCAACATTTGTTCTATCAACAAGCAGCACAGTCCCAAGTGGTTATACTGCTACTACCAGTCGTAAAATTGGCGGATTTCATTGTCTTTGTGCGGCAGTTGGTACTATTAGTGGACACACGCTAAGTGGATATGCTACTGGTGACGCAATTCCAAATTCACAGTGGGACTTATTACATCGTCCTGTATCAGACCCGGAAGGAATGGTCTACGTTGAGGGAATTGGTAAATGGGTAGACATCTATTTGACAAGCTACAATGGTACAAAGCTTGCGAGTGTATATGGTGGCACAATTGCAGATGGATATTCTTCTACACCATTTCATGGAGAAAAGTTTGCCGAATATGCTGGACTATGTGGCAAGTCTCTATTAAATAGAGATGAATTTATGGTTGTGGCAAAAGGTAGTAATGAGGGTACAAATATTACTGATTCTGCTGACCCCGGTACTACTGGTGGACATACTGATACTGCCGGTCGCCGTATGATTTCTAATTACGGCCTAGAAGATTGCTGTGGAGTTATGTGGCAATGGACAAACGATATTGCTATGTTTGGTAACAGTGCCGCTGCTACACTACCTTCCACTTCACAAACTTCTTCTACTGATGGCGCTCAATATCTAAATGGATTCTCATGGCAAACTGATGGTCGAAGCGTCTCTAATATTTATATTGATAGCACAGCAAGTCTATACGGCCATTCTCACGGTGTTGTGGAGCGTGTCCTCGTCGGCGGTTATTGGTGCAACGGCTCGGATTGCGGCTCTCGCGCGGTGGCTGGCCATTGCCTGTCTTCTCTCCGGATTTCCTCTCACGGCTGTCGCTTGGCCTCGGAGTCGAGGGTCGTTTGCCTATAAGTAAAAATTAACGATAAATCGTTAAATTCTAGTAATTGACACAGAGAGGATTATCGTTTTTTATAAATTGAAAATAACTAAAATTTAATAAAGGATGTGGTAACAAACCTCGGCTTTTGTATTACTCGTGAGTCAACGTCGGCGGTAATTGGAGCAACAGCTCGAATTGCGGCTCTCGCGCAGTGAATGGCAATAACCTGTCTTCTAACCGGAATTCCAATAACGGCTGTCGCTTGGCCTCGGCTACGGGGGACTAGGATAGTTCTACCCTAAAAACTTTCATAAAATATAATATTTCTGTATATTTTAGCCGAACCCTCGGCTGAATACAAGAGCCATCCCTATTAAGGGAAAATACGCGAATGGGTTAATGTGGTGGATAGTAGAGAAACCGAAATTCATCACATTTATTTTTTTAATAATAAAAGGGAGAATGTTTATGAAAAGATACGGAAATCTGTATCAAAAAATTATAGATAAAGAAAATTTAAAAATAGCATTTATGAAAGCCTCTATGGGCAAAAGACAAAGAAAATCAGTTAAAAAGATTTTAGACAACTTAGACTATTATATAGACGATTTATATAATCAACTTGCAAACGGTACATATCATACATCGTCATATCATACAAAAGTTATCTATGAACCAAAAGAACGATTGATTTACATCTTGCCTTTTTATCCAGACAGAGTTGTTCATCATGCTATAATGAATATACTTGAACCAATTCTTGACGGCCTCATGTACGAACATAGTTACGCTTGTCGAAAAAACAAGGGGCAACACGCCGGAAGCAAATATTGTATGGGGCTTGTAAAGAAAAATAAGTATTGCTTACAATGTGATATATCAAAATTTTATCCAAGTATAGACCATGCTATTTTAAAAGAAATTATAAAGCACAAAATAAAAGATAAACAATTGCTTGTTTTGCTTGATGAAATAATTGATAGTATACCCGGAGAAAAGAATACGCCAATCGGCAATTATTTATCTCAATGGTTTGGGAATCTATATATGAATGAGTTAGATACTTATGTAAAACAGGAATTAAAAGTAAAAGATTATATGAGATATTGTGACGATTTTGTTTTATTTTCAAACGACAAAACCGAATTAAAAGAATGGGCTGACAAAATAGAAAATTTTGTTCACGAAAAATTAGACTTAAAATTAAGTAAGAAACGAGTTTATCCAACTTCTCAGGGGGTTGATTTTCTCGGTTATCGACATTTTCCAGACTATATCTTGGTAAGAAAAAGAACTGCAAAAAGAATCAAAAAACACATGAAGGAACTTGTTTATTTATGGCGTTCTGGCAGAATTACCCAAGAGAAAGCCCTATCGAAAATTGCAAGCGCAAAAGGGTGGTTAAAACACGCTCAAACACATAATTTAAAACTTGCAATGAAAATAGACGAGATAGAATTAGAGATACGAGCTAATCAACGTAGCAAAAACAATAAATAAAACTCTGATTTTATGATTAATAAAACAACGTAACATCGTAAATTTTTACGACATATAATTTCAAAAATTAAAAATCTTTGTCTAAAAATCTTTATCTAAAATTTTTCCATTATCTTTTCAAAAATCTTCAAATAATATATAATAAGAAATAAAAGGAGAATTAATTATGGTAGGAATCCCCAAGTATTTAAATTCTAAAGATGATTATGAGTATGTGAGAGCAAATTACTCAGAAGAAATTTGGAGACCCCAGTATCAAAATCTTCTTGATACAACCTATGATTGGTTTTTTTCAAATAAACTTACCGATGACGAAGACGGTATTACTGATGATACCCATATTGTTATCGAAGATGAAGAAACTCATGAAAAAAGTCAGTATGAATGGAGATTAAATCCAACTTGTAAATTACTCTCTATTGGTTATACAATTAATGAGGTTAAAAATATTCTAAAATAAATTAAAATATGATTAACGCTTAAATTACGGTGATTATAAAATGGTAAATAAATATTCTTTAAAAAAAGATGGAGAAACTTCTCTGTCTACTAATTTTAAAGTTAAAGAATTTGCTTGTAATGACGGCTCTGACGAAATCCTAATTGATAGTGATTTAGTCGAAGCATTACAAAAAATTCGTGATAAATTTGGCAAACCAGTTACAATCAACTCAGCTTATAGAACTGTCACATACAACAAAAAGATAGGTGGCAGTACAAGTTCTTATCATACTAAAGGAATGGCCGTTGATATAAAAATAGCTGGTGTATCAGCAGTAGAAATTGCATATTATGCACAAGAAATTATTAATGGAGTTGGAGTTTATTATTATGGAACTTCCGACTTTGTTCACATTGATACTAGAAAAAATATTAAACATTGGCTTTGCGCAAAGGCTGGCGCTTATGAATATTATGATACCGACCTTATGCCCGTATTAAAAAGAGGCCAAAACGTTAATAAGACTACTGCTGTTAAGTTTCTACAAAAGAAACTAGGTTTAAATATTGATGGGCAGTTCGGAGCAAATACAGAAAAAGTTATAAAAGACTTCCAAAAGGCTAACGGTTTAACTGATGACGGAATTGTTGGTATGAATACGTGGAAAAAACTCTTTTGTAACTAAAAAGGAGTGATTATTCATGAAGAAATGTATCGACATTTCAAAACATCAAACAGCATTTAATGCAACTACTTGTGCAAATTCTGGTGTATCAATTGTTCTAGGGCGTTTAGCTTACGGTACTACAAAAGATACTAAAGCAATCGAGTATATTAAATCGGCAAGAGATGCCGAATTAAAAATTGGTGGTTATGGATTTGCTACTTGGCATTATACAATTAAAAATGCCGGAGATTTAGATTTGGCGAGAAAGCTTATGAAAGAACAAGTCAATACTTGGATTGAGGTTGCTTTGGAAAACAAATGCAATTCTTGGATTGGCATTGACCAAGAGCTAGAAAAAGGACAAGAAATGTCTTTTTCTATTGAAGACAACACCAATCTTCTTTTAGAAGCTGCTAAAATGATTGAAGACGCCGGGCTTCACCCTTGTCTATATGCTTCTGCTAGTTGGGTTAAACAATATGTTGATTTAGACAAATTTAAATATCCACTGTGGATTGCATATTATAAATGGAACAATACTAAAATGAGGTTTGAAGATGCCGAAGTAACATTTCCTGCTGATTCCGGTACTTATGGTTCTTGGATGAACAAAAATAAAGACCAGATTTGTATGTGGCAATTTACTTCCGTCGGATATGCAGACGAGTACGGCTGTACGCAAGGGTCAAACAATGTTGATAAAGAATTTGTCTATTTTGAGCCTGAAATTGATACTAGGTACTTCGACAAATATCTTGGAACTTCTGGCAGTATTGTTGATGCACTAATTGCAGTTGAAGCTCCTTCTTCTGGTTATCAATACAGAAAAAAGATTGCAGCAGCCAATAATATTAAAAATTATATTGGCAGCGCCTCTCAAAATAAATCTATGTTAGCATTACTAAAAAAAGGTCTTTTATTAAAGCCTATCGGATAAGGGGAATTTATTATGGACATTACTTTAATTCTTAACGAACTTATTAAGATTATTTTTAGTGCCGCTGGTTGCATGGTCGTGTACGGCCTAAAACAGTACGCTATGCCTTGGTTACAGTCCAAGTTGACTGCTAATCAACTAAACAACATGAAGAGTATTCTTGTTGTGCTAATTAAGGCTGCACAACAGATGGAAGCCAATGGTGCTTTTGATGAAGTTGCAGACACAAATACTGCAAAAAGAGAATATGTTATCAAACAGGCAAAGGTTGAGTTTGAAAAGGTTGGCCTTACGTTTGATGAACAGACAATTGAAACTACTCTTGAGGGTCTATTAAAGGACGCTAAAAATTCAATTACAATTGAATAATAATTTAAATGGGGAATATCCTTTTTGGATATTCCCCATTTTTTTGCGTTTAACTTTTTTATTTAGGATTCTACGATATTTCCCATTCGGTCAAATTCAATATTGTTTTCTTTATTCCATAAATCAATATTTATTTTTAGCTTTTCTTGAATTTCCTCTTCAGTTGGCTTAGAATCAATTGGATTACAATAATCTACCTCAAAATCATTGCTATAAAACATAGCATCCAACACCGTTCTATAACAACGCATATTCGGACAGTATCTTGGATTTCCAAAAATCTTCATATCATCGTCATTAAAAAACTTCATTAGCGCAGCACCAACTCCTGCTGAACGACTAACTCCTGCGTCGCATTGAACAATAATTCTTTCGTAATTCTCTCTAAAACATTTCAGAACAAAACTTCTAATATTCTCAGCATCATCTTTTGTAATGCCGCATTCATATTTAGAATCTTCTTCGCAATCATCAAAGCATAAATACAAAACAGAAAATTTGATATTATTACTTTCTTTTTCAACCTTAGAAGTATCTAAAGCAGTGCTTGTATGACTTCTAATAGAAATTATTCCTGTATTTTGTTCAATGGGATATGTTAGCAAGACTTCCAATGCTAATTTGCTCATAACAAAAATTTCCACTTATGATACCTCCCTTTTGTAAAAATTTACTTTTCTTCCTTATATTCATTAAGCATTTCTACTATTGTTTTAACATAACCAAAATAATAATATGTGGCATATATAGGCCAAAACATACACAGCGACATAACTGTTTTAGTTCTAAAATAATTACTCTTATCTTTAAAATAATTATATAAAGCGTCACTATTTACTGTATTTTCAGCAAAAGCTGCGCCGACCATAATGTACGCCCAAATTACTAAAATGGCAATAATTATTTTAATTACTATCGACATTTTCTTTTATTTCCTCTTTCTCGTTTAGCTCTTTAATTTCTGCGTCTTCTGCTTTCGCCGTCTCTGCTAAATTAGAAATCTTATCTTTTAAACTTTCAAATATCTTATTTTGTACAAAACGCATATTATCCTCCATTTAGTATTCTTTATATAATCTGTATTTGCAGTTCTCTAATAATTTATCTTTAGGAACAATAACATTTATGGGTTGTTCTGGAAGTATATCTTCACTATATACAATTTTCACGCCATTTTCTAAATACAAATATCTTTTTCTTCTATTATAAGATTGAAAAATTTTCCACTTTTCAACATTCTCTTGCTTAGTTATTTCAAGAAGCTCCTTGTTATTATAACCAATAATGTTATGTATAGCTTCTTTTGAAATAATTATACATTCTAAAGAAGACAAATTATATATATCATTTGTTTTAGAACGAGGATATATCAAAGCATAATAATCATTTATCATGTTGCTTTTTACAAACCATCCAAGTCTGTTCTTATATCTTACCTCAAAAGAATAAGTGGACAAGTCTCTTGTGAGATATTTAATTGCAGCCTTTTCATCTATACATAGTTCTTCTTTGTTTTGGTCGATTAATACCAAATCTATCCCATGAATTTGTTCAAATCTATCATCTATTCTTCTAATATAAAATCCAGAATCAGCGTAAAGTTTATCCATCTCTTTGGCAATAATTTCTTCCCCTAGAGAATCGTTCGCCCTGTCTGATATATACATTGGCTCACACCTCCGTATCAAAGTCTATGAATGTTCCATCTTCATTAAATAATACTTTTAACTTAGGGCTACCATTTGTTTTTAGAATTTCTATGCCATTTTCAAAATGTGATATATTATATACCAAATCTAATCCCATACTTCGCAAGAATATAAGCCATAATTCAAAATCATTCAAGCCAAACTCTCCTTTAGCTTAGAATATTTGTCTTTAACCTCTACTGCTTTACCACAGGACATTCCACCCTCTGTACACGTACCACATACACAATTCGGGCCAGATTTCGCAAAAATATGAGGCGCAATAGGATAAACGAGCTTTAACATTTCGTCGGCCAAATTGCGAATTTCAAGCTGTGCTCTGTTACAACAACGCATACTAAAGAAATGATTTAATTCTCTCGCATTCATTGTTAAAACGAGAGAAGTCTGAGTGGCTTCTGGTAAAACATATCGAGCGTCTTCCTGCGCCTTTTTTTGTGCGTCTCGTTCATTCATACCGTTTTCAATATACTCACGAACGAGTTCATTTTTCAATTCTTTATAGTAGAATAACGCAGAAGCAGTAGCTTCATTAAAAATTTCATGGGTTGTGCCATTATTTTTGATTGCTTCTGGTTCAACAAATTCAGTAGAATCCATTGATACATAACGTTGGCTACGAACACTCATACTTGCCAAACGATGTCTTGATAGCTGCGCCAAAAGCGACCTAGAAACTCCACTAATAGAAAATGTGAATACGGCCATTTCAGTAGGTGAAGCATGACCTAAATTACTCAGTCTATCAAGAAATGTCCCCACTTTTTCGTCTGTTAGTCCCTCCATAAGTTTATCAGGGTCATAAGAGGAATAACATTCCTTTGCAGCACAAGCAACAACTTTTTCAGGTTCAGGGGTGTAAGCTAATAGTTTAACAGTCATATTTTTCTCCTTTAAGAATTGCGACATCTAGCGTAGATTTCTTCGCATATCATATTATATTGAGCTGTGATAATCTTGAACACCTTATCATACGGATTAATAAACTTAATCTCGTCATAATAATAGGCCATCAGAGGATAAAGGTCATCTTCTGACATTTCATGAATTTCTTCGTCAGTATAAATTGTATAAGTATGCTTTGTATTATTTGTATATTCGATATTATCCATCTAATTTATTCCTCTTGTTCACTTCGTTACAAGCCAATCTTAGAATTTCAATACGCTTCATATCGTCCAAAGTATTTGCCAGATACGTAATTGTTCTAGGCGTATAATTCATGTAGTCCTTCATACACCCCACATTAATTATATTTCCTAGATTACAACAATCAGAATCCGTCCACATTTGAGTTCGCCACTTAGACAAATAAATATCCTCAGTCGTTACATGAACATGACCACAAAGCATAATTACATCAGGATTATTAGAGTGCTTATAGAGATTAATAGGATAATGACACAAAATTACACTCTTGTCGCCATCTGTAATCTCCTTATAAGGTTTAATATCATTCACCCTATTTTTAATTGCAGAAGGGTAAGAATGTAAGTCATGATTGCCCTGAATCAGCACCTTATTTCCATTTAGCGCATCTAACAACCGACACCATTCAGCAATATCTTTGCTCCAACAAAAATCTCCTAAATGATAAACTGTGTCTTCATTAGAAACTACGTCATTCCAACGCTTAATAATCTCCTGTTCCATCTCTTCTGTACCAGAAAATGGCCGAGAATCAAAGCGAATTACATTCTTGTGACCAAAATGTAAATCACTTATATAAAAATTTTTCCCCATATTATTCTCCCTTATTATTGTTCAAAGTTTCTTCCTCTATACGAGAAATTGTTCCAGAAACTTTTAAGCAACAAGCTGTAATGAAAAGAACGAATGCGATAGACCAGCCAATAATTGATGCAATTAAACCAACCATGTTCTCACCTCGTTATATAATATTTTGTCCTAATATAATTATATCACAAAAGCCAAGATTTGTCAAGTGCTTTTGTGATATTTTTCAAAAATATTTAATTACTTTATATAGGTAGAATTTGAATTACCCAATCCCATTCTGTGCATAGCCGTGTAATATTCTTCCGTTTTCCCATCTTCCTCTATCTGAACACCAAGGTTCTGAGTGATTTGAGCCATAATAGCGTCATAGATTTCCTTAGATTCAGGCGAGAGGACTTTTCTTTGCTTATTTTGAGCCTCATAAATCTGTTTCTGCAAACAGTACCCCTCTAATTCCCACAGCTTGTTCATAATCTTTTGCTTACAAATGTTTACTCCAACATTTTCGTCATAATTATCAGGAGATACACTGGCACTGGAAGCAGTCAAAACAAAGCCATTTTTGAGTTTTACAGTCATTACAGTACACTTATCAAACTCGGTAGTCCAAGTAACTTCTGCCTCATTATAGAGGGTATCAATATCATTCTGAGTAACACTGTCTTTTAGCATATTTATTCTCCTTTATTCTTAGAACTATTACTTGCCAGTAGAGCCGAATCCACCAGTTCTTTCAGCGGTAGTATTGTCATCATCGGTCACAAAATACTGAACGAAGATTCCCTGCATATATCTATCGCCAGCATTAATTCGCACGTTGTCCTTTTCTAAATTTTCAATACGAATCTTAGCCATCATATGTCCCTCATTATCAGCATTGTAGTAATCCAATTTGTTACCCTAAAGGCTTTTTATCCTCTAGTTCTTATGATTTCTCATAAAGTTCAGCATATATTTTCAATTCCAAAGAATTGCCGGACACTCGTGGGGAAATTATATTTATTCATTCTCTATGCGTTACGGTGCTTATAAACCTATTCGATATTTTATAAGTTACCTCGGTATTACCATGTCAATTTTGATTTAGGCTTCACCGATTTTGCCCAGTTTAGAGACGCCAATTACATATTAAAACATATATAATATGTTTTAATAAAATTAAAGTCTAGCGTCTACTAATCCTAAAGTATTTGAGAGCCGCATATAATGCTTCATTCCAAGTCCAGACCGGGGCATTAACAACAATGCCTTATCAGAATCCATAGTGACGCGAACGCCAGTAGGAATAGTAATTTCTGTCATGCTATCGAGTGACATACTAAAGGGTGCATAAAAGTCATATCCTGCACTATGCGCAGTAGACCGAGTAGGAAGTTTCAGATTGTCATAGAACTCTTTAATATCTGTTTCTGATACTTCATCACCGAAAATCTTAATATAATCCTTCTTAAACTGTTCATAAGAAACCTTTTCAAACTGAATCATTTTATTCCTCCACAAGTTCACCATTAATACCATGTAAATATCTTACAAATGATACTGCTTTTTTGTCTAATGATTCTAAATCAGAATTGTTATTTAGGACAAAATCATAGTGGGCATATCCTTCGACAAATCTATCAGAATCGTTGCTTATTTCGCTGTCGTTATTTGGTCTACGTACAATGAGTGTATAAGCCTTATATTTATTTACAATCCGAGAAATATCATTTGATTCACGGATATGGATAAACATAATTTCTTCTTCACTGTTTTTAAATTCTTGAATTGCCTCTTCTGTTTTCCTAAACGGAATATCATCAAATCTAGTTAATAATTCTTTTAGTCTACTAAGAAAAAGTCTGGATTTATCTGTTTTGTTTCCGTCCCATCCTGCAAATTTAGCAACTTCTTTCACAAAATCAACAGAAGAAAAATTCTTTACTTTTGCATATTTTCCGACATATTCTGCAAAAGTGTCTTTACCACTTTTAGGCAATCCGTTAATTACGATAATAACTTTTATAAGAATCGCCTCCTTTTATTCCTCTACAACAATCAAATCATCATTATAGAACAACCATTTAACTTCCGAAGGGTCTTCTTCAAGTGTATATAAAATACCAGTAATCTTACCGAAAATTTCTTCTCTCGCAGTAAATGTTTTGTCTTTTGCATAGTTCAAAAATTTAATATATTTCTTGGAGAAACTTCTTTTTCTATTTAGAATCTTTCCAATATCAATTTTGACTTTCTTTCCATCAATATTCGTTTCCATTTAATTCCTCCATTCGTTCCCTAATTCTATCCTGTGCAATACCAAAATATGCTTCGTCTAATTCAATACCAATAAAACTTCTTTTAGTATTTAGACAGGCAATACCAGTAGAACCACTTCCCATTGAATTGTCAAGGACTATATCATTTTCATTTGTATATGTTCTAATAAGATATTCTAATAAATCCACTGGTTTTTGAGTTGGATGATAGCAATTTCTGCCGTGATTTACATTAGAATATTCCAGAACTGTTTTGGGATAGAATAATCCACCATTTGATTCGTGAACATAATTCTTTTTCTCGCCAGTTTTCTGGAATACTCCATTAGACCTATCATGGTTATTTCTTTGAATTTTAGCACCAGTAAACTCACCATCTGTACGCATTTGAGGATTGTACGTTGGGAGTTTTTTATAAAACACAACAATATCTTCCGTCCAATTCATAAATTGCTTTTTGGCATTAAACACATTCGTTGGGCGCGTTTTCAACCACGTCAATTTTTGTCTATACATTTCCAAATTACTTAGGATAAGATTGCTGGTAAATGGCTCAGTACCAAATAGAACAATTGCACCATTTTCTTTTATAATTCTATTATACTGTGTCCACAAAGATTCAAATGGAATTATCACGTCCCATTTACATTTTGTAGTACCATATGGTAAGTCACAAAGAATCATATCAATAGAGCCATCTGGAATATCTTGCATTGCCTTTAAACAATTGTCGTTTATCAAATTAATCATTGTTTAACGTCTCCATACAACTTTCAATTTTCTTTTGTGCAATATCAAAATATTCTTTATTAATTTCACAGCCAATGAAATTTCTACCATTTAATACAGCCATTTTACCAGTTGTTCCACTTCCCATGAATGGGTCAAACACCATATCATTTGGATTACTCCACGAAATAATATGGTCTTCCGCTAGTTTTTCTGGAAATACAGCAGGATGTTCTCCACCCTTTTCAGGTGGGATATACCACCAATTATTTCTTTTAGAAAATGGAGAAGAAGCTTTTCGCTTTTCAATCTTAAAAGTCCCATCTTTATTTCTTCTGCCAATTCCACTTTTGTCAATACCATAAGACTTATTTATTTTATCTTTAATTAAATTTGTGGTTTTTGGCCTACCCTTTGAGAAAACAAACATATATTCAAAATTCTGTGTATAGCACTTGTTGCTTCCAATTGCGCCGCCACCATCTTTAACCCAAATCATTGTGTTGTGTAAATTAAATCCGCACTTCATAAAGAATAAAGCTTGTCTGAAAGAAATTCCAGTCTCACTCCCATTAACTGTTGCATCATTTACAACCCACACAACACAGCCGCCACTTTTCGTAACTCGATAGAGTTCTTTAATAATATTTTCGCAAATTTCTGAATTAAAATACTCCAAGCTCCCATTATAATCTCTTAGATTATCATATGGCGGTGAGGTAACTGTCAAATCAATAAATTCATCTGGAAAAGTTTTTATTGTTTCCAAACAATCTTTGTTAATTAAATTAATCCCCATTTAATTCCTCCATACGCTTCTCAATTTTATCTTGGGCTATTTCAAAATAATTTTCATCAAGTTCTATTCCGATAAAATCTCTATTAGTATTCAGACAAGCGATTCCTGTATTTCCAGTTCCCATACAATTATCAAGAACGACTTCGCCCTCGTTGGTATAAGTCTTAATAAGATATTCTAAAAGGTCAACTGGCTTTTCTGTTGGATGAATCCTCATACTCGGAGGCGGCTTTTGAAATGACAAAATAGAAGAAGGATATTTCATATCGCCAACAGTCTGTACAGAAGAATAATCTCCGTAGTTATTATTATTTTTAGGAGACTTGCCAATTATCGTTCCTTTTGAATGACATGGAACGCCTTTGACTTTTTGAGGATTGTATGTTGGTTGACTTTTGTAGAACACCATAATGTCCTCGTGTTGTCTAAGAGGCTGTCTATTTGCGTTCAAGAATCCAGACTTTAATTGCTTGTCCCAAATTAAATTATATCTATGCATTTTCTCATTTGACAGCATCATTTTCGCAGTAAATTTATCCTGTCCAAATAAAAGAATTGCTCCGTTACTTTTAATGATACGATTATATTGTTTCCACAATTTATCAGGGTCAATAACGGCATCCCATTTGTTTCTAGTAATCCCATAAGGGAGGTCGCACAAAATCATATCAATAGATTGGTCTGGAATATTTTGCATTAATTCCAGACAATCTCCACACCACAAATTCATAACTTCCTCCTAAAATAATATTGCATAAAATTGCCATTTTGTTTGTCACAGAACCAACTCATAAGCATTAATATAGAAGTAGCCTTTTCTATTTTTACTCCAATTTTTAATGTTTATAATGTCATTTTCATTAAACTTTTCTTTTTTATAAACACTATATGGGACTGTATAACTCGATTTCTTACCAGAACCAATAGATTGTGCTTCTATTGCAACAGCCCACGGAGTATTGTCTTCTTTTGACTTTAAAGTTCTCTTTTCAAGAACTATGACTTTAGGTCTATCCTCTTGTTTTCCAGTTTTAAGAGAAATATAGCCCATGTATTCTTTCTCGTCCTGAATTTTCATCTTATAATGAAAATCCGTGACATTCTGACAACGAATATATTCTTCGCATTCTAAAAGAATATTATCACAATTCAATTTATTAAACTGTTTTTCGGTTTCATTCGCATTTCTTGCAATAATGCTATAAAGAGTTTGGTCTGTGATTTTATCCTTGTTTATTTGTTTTGAATTGCCTTGTTTGAAGAACACAAAATTATTATAAATCAGCATCAACTCTCTTGCGTTCCCAAATTCACTAAAATAATCAAGCTTAATAAGAATCCCAAGTTGCCTTGCATCTATTCCTGTTGTTTGAACCGCCTTTAATACGTCGGTAAAATTATTAAAGGTCATATCACGCAATTCATATAAAGCATCAGAAACGGCGGCATTCATGTATTTGATACTGCTAGTTCCTTTATAAATGCAATTAGTATCTTCATCAAAGAAATATTCAGCCTTAGAATATCTGAATTTGGGAGAATTGATTTTTATACCAATTTTTTCCGCATATTGAGTTGCATCATTTGTTTTATCAACGTCGCCATTCCACGCATTTAAACAAGACGTTAAATATTGTAAAGGATAATAATATCGTAACCACGCACATTCGTAAGAAATACAAGAATATGAGTAGTCGTGCCCACGTCCAAAAGCATATCTTGTGGCATCCAAAATACACTGCAAAAACGGTTCAATTATTTCGTCAGATTGCTCTTGTGTCAAATTGTATTTTATTTTGGCGTTTTTTTCAAATCCTTCTTTTATTTTAGGAAGTTGTTTTCTCGTCCCTTTCTTCTTTGCAACACACTTTCTAAGAGCATCTGATTCCAAGAATGAATATCCGCAAAATTTCTGTACAAATTCCATTTGCGTCTCTTGAAGAATTGGATAGCCCATTTCTGCCGCCAAAACATCATCTATGTCTTTTATTCCTGTTTTCCTTACATTGCCTTCGGTAACAATTGGATAGACGTTTTTACCACACGGTCGAATAAGAGCATTAATATATGCCATCAAATCAAATTTTGTCATATTTGGCACATTTTCTTTGATTTTTGCCCAAATTTTTGGGGAATACATTTTTGACGCAGTTCTTTGTCCATAATTACTATTCATTTGGAAAATCAAGGAAGTATCTTCTCTTATCGAATCCCAAACATTATCATCGTCAAATGTAAGATTTCTTGGGGATATTCTTTCAATTCCAGCAAGTTTACAAGAATCATTTACAATTTGGACAGTATCTAATTGGAGAATATCTTCTTTTACGAATCCAAGCGCATCCAATTGCTTCATGTCCAAACAGCATACTTGATATGGATTTCCACTTAACATACAAGTACCAAGTTCTGTAATTATATCATGGTCTGTTACAAGAATTCCAGAGGGGTGAGTTCCTACGCTAACGATAGTGCCAATTACAATATCAACATATTTGAAAAGCTCTGGATATTTTTCTCGCCATTCATCATCAATTACGGTTTCCTTATTTTCATCGTCATTGATTTCATGAACTGCTTTTGCAATTTCATCAACTTCTACTAACGACATATTTAATCCACGGCCAATATCTCTAATCGCTCCGCGTAATGCAATTGTGTTAAATGTGATAATTTGTGCTGTTTGAACTTTCTCTAGTCCCAAATGACCATCAAGCATAAATTTTTTAATTTTTTCACTTGAACTTGGAGGCCAGTCTGTATCAACATCCGGGGCTGAATATTTATCTTTATCAAGAAAACGCCAGAAATAAAAACCATACTTTAATGGATTGACATCTGTAACACCTAACATATATAAAGCAAGAGAAGAAACCGCACTACCACGTCCCGGCCCGACAAAAATTCCGTTACTATTTGCCCACTGAATAATATAATCAATTAATAGAATATAGTCAACAGAATTAAGCGCGATAAACGTGTTAAATTCCAAATCAATTCTTTGCACGACTTCTTCCCTAGAAAATCCTTCATTCACAATTTTTTGAATTGCTTCTTCGGAATAAAGTTTGTTATAAAGAACTTCTTCTGGATTTTCATAAACTTTAGGAAACTTAAAGGATTTATCAAGTTCAAACGGCTCAATCATATCGGCCATAACATTTGTATTCTCAATAGCAGTCAAAAAAGTTTCTTCGTCTAAAACGCCCTGTATTCTAAAAGAAGAAACTAGCTCTTCGTATGTTTTAAATGTTAAATCCCAACCATCTTCTCCATCAAAATATACATTTTTGCCATTCTGCAATGCTTGGCGACCAATTTCATGTTCTTTGTTCAGGCAGTGCGTATCTGTTGCTGCAATTAACCGTATGCCAGTTTGTTTGCCAAGTTCATACATTTTTAAATTATATTCTTTTTGCGAATATGTATTATGATGTTGAATTTCAAGAAAACATCTGTTAGAATTATTCTTTAGAAAATCAATGAATCTCTTTTGTAATTCTTCGCTCCCTCTTCCCAAAATAGAAGCAATGCAAGCGGTACAAATAATAATATTATCACTTGTTTCAACAAGTTCGTCAAATGTAATGCGTGGATTATAATAATAATGTCCATCTTCGCGATTAAATGCGGCACTAGAAAGAACATTTAGTTCTTTTACTCCCTCATAGTTTTTTGCAATTAAAACACAGTGATAATTGTCACGAACTTGTTTTGGCGTATCGCCTACATTCACAAATAATTTTTCTGTAACATAAAATTCCTGTGCATGAATATACTTCATACCAGCAGATTCTATGGCTTCTTTTTTTGCAGTCCACGACGCAATAGAACCGTGTTCTGAAAACGCGAGTGCGGTCATGCCGCATTCCTTTGCCTTTTGTATGTATTGTTCATACGTAGTAATAGAATCAATATTTGTAACAATGTTTGACAACATTGTATGACAATGATAGACTGTGTAATTTTTGTTCATTTCAATTTCTCCAAAATCTTATATTGCACAACATCTAAATCATTTGGGATATTTTTTAGAATAATTTGGTTTATTTTGTCACTATCTTCTCGACCAAATCCGATATATCTGATGTCTTTTCTAGGCCGACAATTTATTCCAAATTCATTTTTTAGATATTCAACAAATAATTCTTTCTCTTCTTTTGAAAATGACGCAATACATATATCCCAAAAGTTTGATTTTGAATTATATCCATCATCCAAAAAGAATATGGCCAATTCAAATTCATTTAAGCCAGAAATAATTTCCGATTTCGACATACTTCTAATTTCTTTCAAACAATCAAGTTCTCTTGTAGCAACTCTATATTGGTCTTGGCAAACATATTCTTTGCCGTTTATTTTTATTGTTTTACCTGTAACATATCTTGGAGTGACGTTGCACAAATTTTTTAATATATCGTATTTCCAAAATAAATAATCTTTTTGATTAACAGCATGATTAACTATAAAAATCGGAGAATTTTCTCTTTTGTCTATATGCCCGTCTCCAAGCATAGAAGCCAAAATAAGCTCTCTTTGAGTTTCATTTAATTTAGTATTTTTCTTTATAAACCCCTTTGTGAGATGATGTTTTTCTGTACACCATTTTTCAATTACACGGTAAGAACATCCAGCTTCTTCTGCCATTTCATGTGGATTTTTACCTTCCACTATTCTTTTTTGATAGCACCAATCATAATTTTGATATATTGCTTTATAACGAGGGTCATTTTTGGCATATGCATAGTTTAGTTCAAATCCATATTTTTCTTTGTTTCTGCTTATAAAATCAGTGTATACACCCAAGTATTTACACAATTCTATATCTCCTGTGAAATATTTGCTATTATCATTAATCCACCGAACGAGTTCTTCGTCAATGACCCAATATCCACATTTATCTTTAACCAAATTGGGTTTTTCAATAGAATCCATACCGTCACCTCTATGCTATTTTACATATCTATTATAACACAAAAATCCGCTTTTGTCAAGCGGATTGGGAAAATTTTTATATTATTTTTTATTAGAATTAATACGGACAATGCTCTGTCATCTGCTCATAAGAAAGCAATCTGTCACCAATGATTTTGCCCCCATTTGCGAACGTGATACCGTCATAATTGATACTTCTATCATCCCAAGAATACCGTCGCATTTTGGCGATATTGTTATCAAATAGCCTACGAGTTGCCCTGTCATAATACAGGCCAACAGTAGCACCCTTTGTGCCGAGTGTTCTATCCTTAAAAACCATCAACTGGCGGTCAAATCCGTCATCAACTAGCGGCTGCAATCTTGCTTTGTCAAGGCCAAAAATTCTATCAGCCATATTTACAAATGAACTTGAACCCAAAATTGAATACTCGTTCAAGGTTTCCCCAACAGCAAGCTTTCTAGGATGGGCGACAATATGAACTTCTACCTGATTTTTCTTACAGAAATGAATCAGCTTGTTGATGAAATCAACCTGTTTGCCAGTGATTTCTTCATTTGTCTGACCTTTGAAGTTCATGCACATCCAGTTGTCAATAACAAAAACTTTTGCTCCACGCTTACGGTATGTATATTCCATTGTGTCAAAAACATCGTCTGCACTGGATAAAAGCAGATTATCGTATACAAAAACCCTATTTCGATAATATTCTTTTATAGCCTGAATTGCTTGCGGAGTAACTTTATAATAATTAAACCCATTAGGAGAGGTGTATTCAATTGTATGGTATCGACCAGCAGCCTGTGAAATAATCCAATTCAACATCTGAGCACAACTAAGTTCCGCATTAAACCAATAGACCTTTTCTCCACGGTCAATGGCTTCAAGAACACAAGATTGTGAAAGAATAGTAGATTTACCAACGCCAGTCAATGCCGTCCAGATATTTAATGTGCCGTCAACAAATCCATAAATTTCTCTATCAAAAGAACTAATTCCAGAGGGAATATAACCAGTTTTTTCAATATCAAATTCTTCTGCGTCCATCAGGTCAACAATGTTTTCCAAAGGAATCTCTTCTGCGTTATTAATCATTGCAAGAACTCGGCTTGCGCCGCATCCTAATAAGCAATTATTAGCATCGGTTTTACGAATAACCGATTCTGTAAATTGATGGTAATATTTTTCAACAGCGTCTTCGTCTTCGCTCAAAGGCTTAACAATTTTACAACGATATTCTCCAAGGCGCGGAAGAACCTTTTTCGTGCCAGCATCACCAGCATTGTCGTTGTCAAACCAAAGAGTAATTTCTTCAAACTGTTCTAACCAAGAATAATTAAATCTAATCCAGTTATCATCATCAGCACCGCCGGGAATAGATACGACATTGGTATATCCTGCTTCAATACAAGCTAAACAGTCATTATAACCCTCGACGATAAGTAGTGGCTTTGTTACATCAACTTTATCCATATTATAAAGAGAATGACAAGAACTCGCATTTTTCTGCCAGAACATTTTTGGTTCATCTGCCCTTAACGCATGGGACGGACGATATTTAACGCCAATAATTTTGCCATCTAAATCACGAAGTTGATAAGCGACATTATTATAAGCATCCATTCGGAGGTCTACATACTGCATAGTTTTTTCCGAAATACCACGCTTTATCATATAAGCCTTGGCAGTACCATCAATCTTTCTAATTTCTTCTTTAGGATAAACATAATTTTTAAGCCAATTATCCTTATCATCATCTTTGGGATTAAATAATTTAGGATTATACTCAATCTTTGCTAAATCAAGCATTCTGCGAACCGCTTTCATATACGATTCATCATTTTTAATCATAAAGTAATCAATAAGACCAAATGTTTTTCCGGTAGAGAAATCCTTAAAATAATACTCCTTTTTATTCCACATCATAGATGGGGTATTATCATTTACATTAAAAATAGACTTCGCGCTGCCCTTTTCTGGACTCCAATTTTCAAGAGGATAGCCAGTGGCAATTATCTCGGCGGCAGTATCACCGAGAACTTCTTTTGCTTCTTTAATTTTGTCAAAAAGTTCACTCACTTTATATACCCCTTAATCTATTATTAGCTGTATTAAAATACTCTTCATTAATCTCGCAACCTATAAACTCTCTATTTAATTCTATTGCTGCAACTCCTGTGCTACCAGAACCCATAAATGGGTCAAATACAATTTCTCCTTCATTACTACTATTAATAATAAAGTTCTTCAAAATAAATACAGGCTTACAGGTTGGATGATTAAACCGATGCTTGTCTTTTACATTTAATTTAGTAATATAATACGTGGATTTAGTTGTATAATTACCATAAATTCTCACTCCACGTTCTCTGAAAAATAAGATAAACTCTTTATCCGTAATATATTTATTCCCACAATTGGGAATTGGGTTGCTTTTAATCCAATCAATTATATTCCAATTACAACCTTTTTCTTTTACAAAATAATCAAGTAATGGAATAATTTGTTTTTGACTGCAAAATATGTAGCAGTTTATTTTCTTCATTACCCTACACATTTCATCCAAGGTTTCACGAGAAAATCCATTTTTCATTCCAACAAGCTCTTTTACATAACGCTTATCAGACTTTTTATACATTCCTCTGCCATCCGTATAAATTTCATATGGAGGGTCTGTGACGATTAAATCAATGCAATTATCAGGAAGATTTTTCATATATTCTAAACAATCATTATTATGTATTTTAAATCCCATAATTGCTCCTTAATCTTGACATTTATATTTACAACTGTGTCTTATGCCACAGAAATTATAACAAAACCAATCAAATTGATTATTATTTTCTTCTAAGATTGGAGCAAACATAAACTCTGATTGAATTGTATTTATTCTATCTTCTGCCCAATCCATAACTTCATTTAACCTATCTAGGTCAAAATCAACCCAAGTCCATTTATTTATTCTAAACATAAAGAACGCCATTTTCTTAGGATATTCGCCATAGAGTTGTTTTACTGCATACGCATAAAAGTACAACTGTTTTTCATACTCTAAACGTTCAGCCTTAGACTTCCAGTTTCCTTTACTTTTATAATCTACAACGATTAACCCGTCTTGGTCTTTATATTTAGCTATTAAGTCAATACGCCCATTGATTCTGAATTTATTTTCATATACTAAATCAAAATCTTGTTCCGCATCAACAACATCAAAATCAAATCCTTCAAAATTCTGAAAAAATTCTAATCCTTTGTTATAGTAATTTTCCGAGAAATCTTTATAAAAATTTTCTGTCATATACATAGTAAAATCAGAAGAAATGTTTTCCCAATAATGGTCTATGTAATAATCTAATAATTCAGAAAGTTGAAGTTCCCCTTTGTTCCATTTTTCAAGAATCATATGAACGTAAGTACCAAATTCACTTGTTCCATGACTTTCTTCTGGTAAAGTTTTGTCATAATAGTGCATATAATAATAATACTTACAATTTCCAAATGACTTTAACTTAGAAAATGAATATGTTTCCAAATAACCACCGTCAATTCTCTAACTCTTTCAATCTATTTTTTGCAATATTAAAATATTCTTCATTTAATTCCATACCAATAAAATTTCTATTAGTATTCAAACAAGCAACTCCTGTACTTCCACTCCCCATGCAATTATCCAAAACAATATCTCCCTCATTGGAATATGTCTTAATTAAATATTCTAATAAGGCAACTGGCTTCTGTGTTGGATGTGTCTTTTCTTTGTCCAAATTGAATTTTTGAATAGAACGGGGGTATCTAGTTCCCTCATTTACAGTAATAACTTGTTCAATTTTAGAACGTACTGTACTGTTATTCGTAGCCATTTTTTGTTTGCCACTTTTTTGCGTGTAAGACTCCC